CGACTCTTGATTATGGGTATCCTATCATTGAGCATGTTGACTTCTGTCATCCCGACGGTTGTTTCTAACACTGCTAGTGGGATATTCGGGCGCCTGATCATGGAGCAAGGTAGGCGAGTATATATGTGGTTTTGGCCAGGTTACCCTCTGGATCATACCATTCCACATGAACTCGCCGGCGTCGCGAAGACGCTGCGCGGTTCTTTCCCTTTGGGTACGACAGCAAATGTCAACATTGGGATTGCTTCCGCCGCCCTTTCGATGTCCGCCATAGCGCTGAAGCGCTTTGGGGAAATTCAAATCCCACCAGTCACGTCGAGCGCTGTTGCGCTCTTCCGGGCGGTGAAGGATCGGATAACATGGCGCCGCGTCGCGATTTTCGCGGTGGCAGTCGTGTTCTCTTATCGCATCAAGAGAGCCTCGAGAAATTGGCAGTATAGCGCCAGCGCTGTGGCAAGTCCATATCTGCACGCAAATTCTGCTAAGCCCCTATCGTTGTCGGTGGAGGTGATCCGGTCCTCTTTTGATGAATTGCATCCCGTTGTAACCAAGGTGACGCAGCGAACGCACCATCATGGCCAGTCAGCCGCAGATCGCAATGCTGGCGTGAAGACTGCCGTGTTGTTCGCCTCCGTGTTGGGTATGAATTGTTACAATAGACAGATGTCTAAACGAGATGTGAAGAATGGTAACGATGGTTCCTTGGTGTGGATGTGGCCGGTCGACGTGACTTTGGATCCCCGGAATGATGTTCTGGATCCTGTGCGCCACATACGCACTTTTAACGACTCAGACTATCATGATGATATTCCTAGCTTGATGGGTGTGCCAGCCTTGACGTGCATCACAACGATGACACCTACGATGGCGGCCAACTCTGAAGGCGAGATCACATGGCAGTTTGGTGCCGACAACCGAATCATTGTCGATGTCTCCGGTGCGGGACATTATGAGCATGAGCTCTGGGATTATGGACATGACTTTTTGTGCTTTTGCACTGGGTATAACCGGCTGACCGGTATGCCCTTGGGTTATGTCTATTATTACGTTAACCGGAAACGGTTGACGATGGCTCATTCCATCATTCTTTTGACTCCCTTCCGTGTTATCACTAGCGCATTCGCTGGGCTATTCGTTTCTGGGGTTGGTTTGCAGAGGTTGCAAATTGTCCACAACGGATATGCACGCATACGTAATGTGTTCAAGTCGGGGGTCACGGTGTCAATGGCGCCAGTCAACAGCTACGCCTGCTGTAGTCTGAACGCCGCGGATGATGATGCTTTGGCCTTGTTGGCCGCGTCGTCATCGAGTGGAATGATTTCCGCTGCTACGGTTAAGAGCCGTTTGCCCGAGTCCGATTTGACGTTTTCGGAGTGCCAGGCAGTTGCAGCGTACCACTCAAAGTGCAAGGGAAAGGTCGAAGCGAAATTCTTCGTCCCTACCAAGCCAGTCCGCAACTACCAATTCTACTCGGATGAGCATCCCGTTGAGGATGACGCGCCAGCAAGCATGGTGGCCTTTATGCCCGGCTTTGCAAATGGCTGCTTTGCCCCGGTCAAGACGATCGGGAATGACGGTAGGATGGTTGAGGGGCGGATTCGGGAGCTTATGAAGAAGTGCAAATTTGACGACATGACGATTTTGACCATGCTCGAGTTTTGGGAGATGGTATTCCCAATTGCACATCTACTGCACCCATTGACTGTCGAGGAGGCATCGCAACGCTTGCAGCGTCCGTCTCAGTTGGCACTTTGGGAGCAGGCTTTGTTGTTTGGTGATGGTTTAGTGGAGGGCACATCGCTCTTCATGAAAGCCGAGAGCTACAATGGAGTCAAGGATCCTCGTCCAATTACCGTATATGGCCCAACCAGCCGTATACGATGGGCGTGTTACATGTATGCGCTGATGGATTATATGAAGCAGAATATTCATTGGTATGCATTCGGCCATTCTCCGCTTAGATTCTCCGAACGGGTTGCAGCTGGAGCCATCGTTTCTACCAGTGCCGCATTGAGTGATGCGCACCGGTTTGATGGCAACGTCTGCGACGTCGAGCGGGTGTCCGAGAAGGTTGGGATGAGCCGGGGTTTCGCGCCTGAACACCACCAGGAGTTACACGAACTGCAGGAGCGCCAATATGGCGTTCCCGGGCGTACCCGTGAGGGCGCCCGGGTCCCTGGCAGTGGATGCCGGGGCTCAGGATCATTTGAGACAGCACCATTGAACTCGTTTGATGTTGGATGTATCGTCTTCTCTGGGTATCGTAGGATGCGCAATGATGACGGTAGCCATTTCGACAAGAAACAGGCATATGAGTTGCTGTGTCGTGGCCAAGTGGGGGGGGATGACACACTGTGTTTTGACATAGATCCCGCCTGTCTGATCAAAGCTGCACAGTCACATGGTCAGAACTTCAAGGTGAAGATTGCTCGACGGGGCGAGAGAATTGACATGCTCTCACGTGTGTTTGGCGAAGAGGTGTGGTGGGGCAACCCATTTAACACTTGTGACGTCATGCGCCAGGCCCTGAAGATCAATGTTTCCGGTCCACTTACCGGGAACTGGACGCCCCTTTTGAAAATGCGGATGAAGGCACTGTCATTGTATTTGACTGATCGCTATACATTCGCTCTCGGCGACTGGGCCGCCGAGGCTGTCCGCCACTGCGTGGCCCACGATGATCTTGTCAAGATCACAGAAGGTGGGTTGAACAATCACAACGTGGTCGGTGCTGAGTTGGCAAGCTGGTTTGCTTCCAACCCCGCCGATGAGCAATTTCAACAGTTCCCGGATTACCAGTCCAAGGAATATGTTTTGGAGTCGCTCCCCGGTGCGTGCTGGTTACTCTACGATGCATGGATTGGCGCATTGCGTGGCGAAGAAGCGGGCAGCGAGACCGCTATAGCCATGCTGATGAACCCGCCAGAGTGGATCCACGTTGATGATGAGATCATAGCCGAGCATCCTGTTGCTGTCGATGGCCTGGTATACGGCCCTTCTACCAAGGAGGACGTCAAGGCAGCACCCATTGTGTTCGTGAGCGCTGATGAGCCCGCGGACCAACCAATCCCTCCGAAGGACAAGGAGGAGGTGGAGCAAATCCTGACGGAAGTCCAAGCACATATCGAGTCAGCGCCGAAGCGCCGCGACGGAGAAGTGCTCAAGAAGAAAAAGCGTGGAGACCAGCGTAAAGTGGTCACGCATTCTGTTCGTCAGGCACTCGACAAGAAGTCGGGGTCTGTGGCTCTACGAGGACGGAACAAGGGATCTAAGAAGCTAGGTGATGAAAAGCTGATGGGGTCCCATGGATCGTTCACAAACACAGATGACCATGCCATGCCTGAGTATCAGGCGCACCAGATTGCAAAGGACATCCTTAATATCCGCAGATCGGGTATGGAGACATCACAAGCGCGAGCGATTGTGACTGACATCATGTTCTCATTGCCGGGACAAGGTTTTGTGCCCGTGTGCAGGTGCATCCATGAGATGGAAAGGCAAATCAATGGTAGTCACGGGTCCTACACTGGAACGGACGACCATGCTCTTGACATGGGTGTCCTCGACTGGACAGTCGCGGTTACACTTTCGATTTGCGGCGAGATGGCC